GGGGTTGTCACGACACTCGCTGGGTTAGCCGGGTCAACTGGTTCAGACGACGGAACTGGGTCGGCTGCTCGGTTTATTGGTCCAAATGGTATTACTTGTGACACGTCTGGGAACATTTATGTTACCAACGGCTTTCGCGGTACAATCCGTAAGATTGTTGCTTCTACAGCGGTTGTCACAACAATCGCTGGGTCGGCCGGGTCAACTGGTTCGACCGACGGAACTGGGTCGGCTGCTCGGTTTAATTTGCCAGTTGGTATTACTTGTGACACAGCCGGGAACATTTTTGTTGCCGATTCAGACAACTATACAATCCGTAAGATTGTTGCTTCTACAGGGGTTGTCACGACAATCGCTGGGTTGGCAGGGTCATTTGGTTCGGCTAACGGAAGTGGCTCGGTTGCTCGGTTTAATTTTCCAACTGGTGTTGCATGTGACACGGTCGGGACCATTTATGTTGCCGATTCAGACAATCACACAATCCGTAAGATTGCGTAAATTACAACTCTCAAAAATAACTCAACATATAAGGAATGAATTTGCAACTCAAAAAGTTCGACCCGGCCGGTATGGCCGACGACTCTGTCTGCATCTTCGTGGGCAAGCGCCGCACAGGAAAGTCGACCCTCGTCACTGACATCCTGTATCACAAGCGGCACATCCCAGCCGGTATCGTCATGTCAGGCACTGAGGACGGCAACCACCACTACCGCAACTTCGTCCCGGACCTCTTTATCTACGGCGACTACAACAAAGGCGCCGTCGAAAAGGTGCTCGAGCGCCAGCGAAAGCTCGTCGGCGCAGGCCAAGGCCAGGCTGCGTTCCTGCTCCTGGACGACTGTATGTACGACAAATCCTTCATGCGCGACGACTGCATCCGGCAGTGCTTCATGAATGGCCGCCACTGGAAACTCTTCTTCATGATGACCTGTCAGTACGTCATGGACATGACCCCCATGATTCGTACCAACGTCGACTACGTCTTTGTGCTGCGCGAGAACGTCAGGCAGAACAGAGAAAATCTCTACAGATGTTTTTTCGGAATATTTCCAACCTACGACATGTTCTGTACCGTCATGGATAACTGTACCGAAGACTACGAGTGTCTCGTCCTAGACAATACCAAAACCAGCAACAAGATTGAGGACTGTGTCTACTGGTACAAGGCTCCCATTCGCCGAAACTTCCGGATAGGCAGCCAGCGCCTCTGGGACTACCACTCGCACAACTACAACCCGCGGCACGCAAACGGCGGCCCGCTCGACAGGTCGCTCGTCAGGAAAAAGAGCCAAGGGCCTTCAGTCACTGTCAAGAAGCAGGGCGCGTGAACACACACCTCAAAATTTATTTATAAAAAACAATGGAGACTATGAGTTTCAATGAGTCGTCCTCGATGACATCCATCAACTACAGTCCGACAGTCGATGGAATGTCCCAGAGCAAACCTGACCCGAACGCGAAGATTCCAGAGGGTCTTATCATGCCGCCACAAATAGAAGAAAATAAAGTTGACGAATCTAAAGAGATGGCTGATTTCTCCACTCCCATTGACGAGCTGGTCGCTCCAGGCCCCGGTCAGATGATTCAAGACGAGATGATGGGCCCGTCCATGATGCCCATGCAGGCCAAGCGCGCAGCTCGCAACGAGGGCTCCAGCCGCAAGTCCAACAACCCACTGGGTATGACTGACGAGCAGTACACGGCACTCATCGCAGGCCTCTGTGGCATGGCCGCCTTCTCCAAGCCAGTCCAGGAGAAGCTCATCGACATGATTCCCAGCATGATTAAGGATGGCACTGACGACCTGTCAGCGACCGGCATGGCCATCATGGCTGCTGTTGTCGCTCTGCTCTTCTACTTTGCCAAGCGTGCTCTAATATCCCAGTGATTTGGAACCATTCGGCTGATTAACAATAAGAGGAGGACGAGGCGGAAGTTCTGCCCACGAATTATTGAGTCTTTGAATTATTAATCCACGTGTACGATTATTATTTTTAGGTGGTACCAGGTTTGGACGGTTCTTGAATACTTTACGCGCACGCTCTACTATTTGTTTCCGTGCATAGTTGTATTCTGCCGTAGCTGAATTACGGCCCCCAGAAGACCCAGAAGGATTACTTAACACTTTAATATATGTTTCTTTTGTTCCGCGGTAACCTCTCATCAGAGACGTCAGGTTGGCATTTAGTTGCATAATCTGCTTCATAGCGTTTTGGTCGTACATTATATTTTAAAACAATATTATAAATGAACTTCAACTTGGCGGTGTTCCTAGTGGCACTCGTCATGCTCATGTACGGTTGGTCATCGTTCAACCCAGTGATGATGGCGCTAGCAGTCGTGCTCATGTGGCTGGTTTGGCGCAACCTACGACCGAACAACAGAGTCCCCGCAGTACTTGCTGGAACCGCTGGAATTGTCGTAGATGCCAAGTGAGTTGCACAGCGCCTTCAGGTCCTTGAAATTTGCCCAAAATTTTGTAGTATGGTCGTACTCGGTCACTGTCATGTGCGCAAGCTCGTGCAGCAAAACATAGAACGCGGAATTTATATCGTCCCCTGCCAGACAGATACATATTTCATACCCCTTGTTTACGTTATAGCCTATAGGACCCTTCGATTTGTCGTGGTCGACCAGACCTGTCACGATGGTCCGGTGTTTCAGTTTGTCCCAGCGCGGATCCGTGTTCGCCCCGCTGTGTAGATATGCCAGCAGCGCACTGTACTTTTCTTTAAGTGCGACCAACAGTGGCGGCTGCCTGTGTGTCACCAGTATGTACATCAGTATGGCCGCCAGTACCAGGGCCAACATCTACTATTACTTTACAAAAATAAATTTTGAATAAATATCCGAGATGAGGCCAGTCGGTTCAGGGACCATCGGCTCCCACATGACGCATTTCATTTTTAAATTTTCTTTGAGTTTTTCAGGATGGAGGATGGGCTCGACACGCTCCGTCCCACTGTAAAAGGGGCCATCGATGAGTCGGACTCGGAGGAGCTCCCCGTCTCGTACGGCTGTGTTGCCGAGTCGGTCCCGGAAGTACTCACTGGGCAGCCGGTCGGGGTCGGGGACGATGCCGATGAAGATACCACCGGGCTTGAGATTCTTGATAATAGCCTGAATGCTTTCTTCAAAGAGCTCTGGGCTGGCCGCGATATAATGAAGCGAAAAGTTGTAACAGATGACGTCAAACGGCCCTCCAGTTACGGAGCGTACATCGCCCACCTGAAAAACAGGGGTCAGACGCATAGACTTGGCCCGTTTCCGAGCTTCCGTAACAGACGCGACATCTGGGTCGAGACAGACGAGCTTGCGAGTGGGCCACTTCTGGAGGTCGCCGCCACGCCCGCACCCACAGTCCAAGACGAAATCAGTCGGCTTGACGCACTGCTTAATAAGCTCCCGTTTGAATAAGTTGTGCCGCTTGCGAAGCTCCTCCATGTTGTTTGTGTGCGTTATTTACTTAAAAGAATATTGACAGTATTGTTTAAATGGCTTCCACCGTTGATACCCTGACTTGCGATTACACGACAGTTCCAGGCCAGCTGTACGCCTGCATCTCATTCGTTGGCCCAGAGCAGCCCCAGAAGAATGAGCTGCTCGGCATGAAGATTCGCGGCTGCTTCCCGGACCGCGAGGGTGCCGCTGCGCACGCCAAGCGCCTGCAGAAGGAGGATAGCACGTTCGACATTTACGTGGTCGACATGTACAAGTGGCTGCTGATTCCCCCCAAGGCGGACGCGGTCGAGGATGTTCACTATACCAACGAGAAGCTCGAGGAGATTATGGCGGGTTATCGTCAGAACACGGCCGAGGCTTCTGCCCACTTTGAGAAGCGCAAGCGCGACATGATGGCCAAGCCGGGTCCCGACCCCGACATGCCATTCATCGATGCGGCCGACGAGAATTCCAAGTTTTACACCAAGCCGGACGTACCACCTATCCCCCACCCGGCCGAGGTTCTGGAGAAGCTCCAGAAGGAGTTCCCGGACAAGCCCATCGAGCTGCTAGTCAAGATGGCTGACGCAGAGGTGCAGCTGGAGATTGAGCGCCGCAAGAAGGAGGCTCCCAACTCTGAGACGGAGGTGACGGTCAACACAGTCGCCCAGTAAAAATACTTGATAATATTAAATGGGTCTCATGAATCTGGCCATGAAGGCCAAGGGTAAATGGAATGCCACTGCAAATGCGCGTGCAAGACTGGCGGCACAGGCTGCGGCGGCCAAGGCGCGCTGGAACGCCGGTGCACAGGCACGTGCTAAATTCGCAGCCAATGCAAAGGCGGTAGCTTCCCAGGTGGGCGCAGCCGCGACCCAGTTCAAAAACAGGGTGTCTGGCCCGGCTGTTGCCGCAAACACACGGGTGGCTAACGCAGCAAAGGTGGCCGTAACAGCAAACCAGCGGGTGATTGCCACCCCTAATGCACCTGCTGTGGTTATGGCAGCTGCTAACGCGAACAAAAAACTCAATACGGCTATGGTAAGTGCAGTAAGAGTAAATAATAAAATTGCACAAAAGTAAATGCTACGCTGGCTAGCAGTCGCTATAGTCCTTTATCTGGTCTGGAAATCCTTGAGCCAGCGGGAGAACATGAAGTCAGAGGCTGGTGTCTATGACGCACAGTTTTTTGCCGAACAGGACTCCCAGCGGCGCGAAAACCCTATGGTGGGTCTCCTCCAAGAGGATGTCTTTAAGAATAAGGGGGGACGCACAGGCAGCTTTGTGCCGTCAGAACCCATGGGTGGCCTGCCTATGTACGCAGTAACCTAAATAATGTTAACATATATAAATATGAGCCCACGTCAGGAAATTCTTAACAGAATGAATAAAATAAAGGGAAATATGCTTAGGGTTTCCAATAATGACCCTAATCTTAGACGGAAGATGAATCGTCTAGTTAAACGTCTGGAGCAGTACAGACTGAGACTACGTGCCATGAATTAAATAGGTCGCTCAAACGGAAACTCTTCCAGGACCATGTGGACCGCTGCCGAGGCGTCGTCAGCCTCGAGCGCCTCCTCAAACTTTTTGAAAACTATATCACGTCGGCCAGGCTTGAACGTTGTCAGCAACGCATCAAACCTGACAAGCGTCCAGTACAACTGGAGAGTGAACGCCTCTTTGTTCTTTCTCCAGGTGTTGAGTGACATGACAGTCATGTCGCGCCAAGTCTCCATTTGGGAGGGCTTGAGCTCAAAGGTACCACGCTCGATAAGAGGGGGTGGTTCCATTTTTGGTTTAAAATCATACTAGCGACGGTCATACTGGAGGGAACATCGCTCAAGGCATACCCTTGATGATGACCGGACGCATATTCATGAGGAGAGCGCCAATTATGATGCCGAGCAGAATCCAATGCCACTGGATGCTCGACATGAGGTCCTGTCTAGGCTGAAGCTGCTGGGGGTAGAGCATCTGCGGGAAAGGCGTGTGGCTGACGCGGTGAGGCTGACTGTCCTCGCGGTCGTCGAGCTCCTGAGGCTGCGGGTACTCCTCGCTTCTTGACAGGAATGGGGGCGGCTGCTGACCGACGTCCATTCTTACTAGTCTCTACTTCATCCTCGCTTTTATCTGATTCATCTTCGTCATCTTCAATAAAGTCTTCCAGGCTACTGTCGTCGTCCTCGTCAAGCTCCTCCTCAGAATAAGAAACACACGACCCAATTTCAGACTCGGAGTTGTCATAGTCGTCCGAAGCGTAATCATCCTCAACCTGCTCGACCGGCTCATAGCGGGTGGGTGGCTTTGAAATTCGTCCCGAGCGTGTTTGGGTCGTCGATGCCATTCTGTGAGTAATAAAGTATTGTATCGTTTAAGTATCTTGGATTAAATCTAAGTCCTTTTTCAAGTACTGTTTGTTGTATCAGCGTCTCACCCTCCAAACCCATCCGGTTTGTGATTTCGAGCATCTTCCCCTGAATCTCGCCATCATCTGCGCGCTCGATGTAGAGCGCAAGGTCCTTCACAGCGTCTATGGCCCGATAAAGGTGCTCTGAGGCGAGCTGTGGGTTTTTTTGAACCTGTTCTTCAAATCCGTTCACGTGGTATACAAACAGGTTCCAGAGTTCGGGGTTGAGCCCTGAGTACGGGTGGACCTCATTAACGTATGAATGAAAATGAGTCGTGCCAACTCTGGGGAAGAATATCCAGAATAGAATTACTAGAAGGACTACCCACGGGAGCAACATCTTTCAGTTGCTCTACTACTGTAGGCGGGAGATTATGTTCACGACCCGAAAACTTGCCACACTCCTCATCAAAGCACCGCTGGTTGATTGTGCCCTTGTAGATGTTGAACCAGACGTGGTTACGCTTGTGAGACTCGCCGGCCCGCTCGCAGTAACGCGAGTCCGTCTGTACATACCACCCACCCGTCTTTTCGTTCCGTACAATCTTTTTGACCCGCGCACGCTCCTGCCCATCCATGTTCCGACAGATGAAAGCCTCTAGCGCGCTGCTCGTCGCCTCATCAGCAAACGTCTGCTCGTCGTCCGCCTCATCATTCACCCTGATGCTAAATAGGTCAAGCAGACCCGCGTCAAACTCCTTCTTGTACTCTTCCCCGCCGAGCACCTTCCATGGTACGTACGGGTCACCTGTCGGCTTCTTGTGCGACCAAATCATCCGGAGACCACTGCCGCCGTAGACACTCGCGTCAATCACCTTGGACCAGTCGATACCACGCCGAGGCGAAGCCTCATTTACAGAAACACCACCCTCCGTCTCTGGAAACGCCGATAGAATCTTGGTCCGCAGCGCGAGTGCCGACGCACGAGTAACCTTCTTGTCCGGCCAGTGAACGTGCACACCCGTCTTGGTGCCCTCTGCACACGCTCGTGGTCGCGTCCGGGCAATGCAACACCTGCCACAGTCCACCACCTCGTTCAGAGCGGTACAGATGCGCTCAATCTCATCCTTGGTGAGCGCCTCCGTCGCCTTGTAGTCCAGGTCCACGAAAAATTTGAAAAGATTTGTTTTTTGTTCAACAACATACAGCTTGTGCCCATGGGTTACGTCAGAGATGTACGCTCGGTAAAACTCATCCATCTCTTCCATAGGCACAAACAGCATACCACCATCCATCAGCAAGTGCGTGAATGGCGCGGCTGGGACCAACCATTTGCGTACACAGCTCGACATACATTATTTTTGGTTTATTCTTTTAATACCTTGACCACAGGCTGATAGATACTGTACATACAATTTAACGGACAGACAAGCCCCTCTGAAAACTCTTTGAAAAGTTCAGTCTGGTGTTTGGGCACATACCCTATGTGCAGGTCCCCGTCAACCATCACCTTGATTGCGTCAGGGTCGTGCTTGTTGTCAGGGTCACGCACCAACCTGCACGGCTCGGGCTTGTATAAATTTACCATAAACTTACGGGCAGCCGGGCATCGGTAGTAACCACCCGCCAGTGCAAACTGCATCTATCTATAATTTGTCTCGTGTCCTTATTTCACTCCTCATCCTCACTGCTTGAGTCATCAAGGACAAGAATACTCCACAAACTTTTTTCTTTTTTTTCTTTTTGAGGAGGGGGTGACTCCACCTCTGGCTCTGGCTCGGTCACCTCTGGCTCTGGCTCAGCCTCCTCGAGCCTCTGGATTTCGTAGTGCAGCTTCTGGACTGACAGTTTCTCAAGCTCCTTGGGGTCTGTGCCGTCGTTGCGCAGCTTGGCCAGACGCTCCGCCAGACGCTCCTTCTTGACCGTCATATATTTTTAAAAAGTTTTATTTTATCTACGTGCCGACGCACCCCGACGGATACTTACGGCACCACGGTTTACAGCAGCATGTAATTTAAGAAACCCCTCTATCTGCTCTATTTCTTTAGCATACCGGGTAAGAGTAGCCCTGTTAACACCGCTGTTAATCTTTCTGTATAGATTTGCAGCTCTTGCTAGAGCACGCTTTTTCAGATTATTCAGGCTGTTATCCGTCATTTATAATATTCTCCGAGAAATTATTAATTCGGTCGTTCTGGCCGCGGGGTTCTTTGAGTTGATGGCGCGCCGAGCGCTCACCTCAGTCGTGTCGTACTCTCCAAACTCCTCTCGAACAAGAGCTGTCGCCGAGTTGCTCATGACCCACTTGCTCGGCGAACCCTTTAAAAAATTAAAAAACTTTTGGTGGTTGAACGATTCAGCTGTATACCCTGTGAAGGAGGTGGCAGTCTCTGGGGCGTATGGAGGGTCCACATATACAAAGTCCGTAGGACCACATCCCCGCAGAGCATCATCATAACTCTGACAGCTAAATTCAACAGACTCAACAAGTTTAGAAAATTTTCGAATATTTTCCGGATCGCAGACAGTTGGGTTGGTGTAATGACCAAACGGAACGTTGAAGCCGTTGGGTCCCTCCCGGTACATGCCTCGAAATCCCACCTTGTTGAGATAGACAAAGAGGCATGGCCGCGGCGACCGGTTGAACTCGTCCCGACGCCTGTAGTAGGTGGCCTCGGTCGTATCCTTGCCCAGCTCACGCAGCTCTGCGATGAGACCCTCAGGGTCGGACTGAACCTGTCGGTACAACGCGATAAGGTGAGGGTTAAGGTCAGAGGCTCGTGCAATTCCCTTGACACGCGGAATGACTGACAGGAGCACGGAGGCTCCGCCAACGAATGGCTCGTAGTAGTCATCAATGTGTTCAGGGAACTCAGAGAGTACCTGCTCCAACAGTTGGGTCTTTCCACCGACCCACTTGAGCACCGGTCTCATCAATTATTATTACATAGTTTTAAGGTCTTAAGTAGAATGGTTGCTTATTTGCGTTCAGAGCCGTATGAAATTCAGGATTTTGTATAACCTTCTGACGAATCATGCTCCAGAGGTTCGACCGACCAGATATTCCCTCGAGCGTATCAAATTCACAAAAATCATTTTCGTCATAATTTTTGCGGAACGCCATCTGGCGGGTCTCCATCTTCTCCTTTTCTTCATCAAAGCGCTTGACGATGTGCTTGTGCTCAAGGAAAGTCATCGGCATGTCTATGACGTAGACATGATAGATGTTGGTGACCTCGTCTTCGGGGTCTTTATTATTAAACTTAAAATAGGAGTAAACCCCCCGTTTTAAGTTTATGGTACCACGAGTTTCTTCTTCAAGTTCTCTGAGTGCGCAACGGAGCGGGTTGTACACCTCTCGGCGTCTGCAACCACCCGTCACAAACGTCCATTCCTTGTAGCGTCTGTCGTGTACCAGTAGAAAGTATGGTTTGCCGTCTATGTAGCTAACAGGAATAGCTATAGACTTGTGCCTCTCAGGTGGCCTTAGCCTCTGTATCAGCGGGATTTTTTCCATCCTCTACTACTGGTTCAGTATAATATTTCGCGAGGTTTCCCGAGCGTGGGTCATATGTTATCAGAAACAAGAGACCAAGTACGAGCAGCCAACGCCAAATCTGCATCCTAAATTGTGTGAGTATTTATTTTGACCCGAAGGGTCACATCCCTGGTCAGCTGGCCCTATGGGCCAGACTTAATTTGCGTACAGGAGGCCGCCCATGCCCTTCTGGATGCGCAGGATGTTGTAGTTGACTGCGTACAGGTAGTTGATGCCTGGGTTGCCACGGAGGCCGACCACAGCGTTTGACACGTTGTAGTAACCCGTGGATGGCTGGCAGAGGCTGAGAAGACCGCTGGCCAGCTGCACTGGGGTGATGAGGCGGTAGGTGTCCAGACGAGAGAAGTTGAGCGTGCCGGTCGGCTGCAGCTTGCCAGTGTCAAGGCAGAAGGGGATGATTGCGACCGGGGCGACGTACTGGTTGCCAGTTGGGCTTGGCAGGTAAGAGAACTGCGTGTGGAAGTACTGGGGCACATCCATGTACTGGGGCAGGTGCTTGTCCTCACCCACATCGCTGCCGTTAATCTGCTGGCGAAGGGTGAAGTATGTAGCGGTTGCGCTATTCAGACCGCCCGAATATGCGCTAGTAGAACTATTGTAGCTGTAGGCGTTGCTGTACTGCTTCGCCTGGAAGGCCAGGTACTTGATGGGGTGGGCCAGTGCCAGCTCCTGCACGTTCTGGGAGCCGATGGGCACACGCTGCACCTGGGTAATCAGCACATCCATGTCCGTCTTGGCAAAGTACTCGCGCTCGGCGGCGTCCAGGTAGATGAAGTTGGTCCACAGCTGGTAGCTCAGCTGTGCGTACGTACCGGTCAGTGATGCCGACCCGACACCGGTGCTAAGAGCAGTACCCAGATTCTTGGACCAGGTGATGCGAACCTCCACATCGTGGAAAGCCAGCGCCACCACGGGCAGTGCCACCATCCAATCCTTGTTGAACCAGAACTTCAGGGGGAAAAAGGTGGCCACCTGGCTGGTTGGCTGCTGGGCAGACGGTGTGATGTTGTTCAGGTAGCGCTGGTTAGAGTTCTGGGCACCGACAACCGGCTCCACGTCAGACATCCACTGGAAGTCCTGAGAGTCAATCTCCTGACCGCCAATGTACAGCTGTACACGGTCAATCACCTGGGACCAGTCCAGATTGCCGACCAGTGCGTTATTCTGGTCACGAGCCGTCAGGTACATGTAAGACACGAGGTCGCCCTTCTTCTCCAGACGGATAGTCGAAATGCCACCTGCGGCCGGCATACCCTGGAGCGTCTGGCGCTCGACATTGGATGCATAGTGCGTGTACCGCTTGTAGTTGGAACGGAAAAATGAAATCTCGGGCTTGCCCGTCAGCCACTCATCCTGAACACCAGTTGCTACAAGCTGAACGATGCCTCCCGACATTTATACTTTCTGTTTATATTTTTTTTACTAGAGTGCGGCGAGGGGTGGCTGCACCAGACAATTCTTGTGGAGCTGCTGGATGGCCATGTCCAGCGCCTGGGGTGTTGCTCTAGGATTTTCATTCCCCTTGAACGGGTTGAACTTGTAGTGGTCAGCATCCTTGTATTGGTTGAAATGACCAAGAGGTGCAGCAGCCTGGACAGGGAAAGGCACTGACTCGGCACGCAGATTGCTTGCTGCGCCGACAGCACCGACAGGGTCCGCCCGTACATTCATACGCTGGCCATTTCCTTCTCTGTCTGGGTTCGCACGGTTGTTTGTGCCGCGCGTAAGAGCCGGGTCTGTGTATCCCGGTTTTCCAACCGCATACGGCTGCTTCACAAAGTAACCAGCTGTGCCAATCTGCAGAGTGTCGCCCGTGCGCTCGCCAGTCTCGTCACGAATTGTCAGACGGCGCGTCTTAATCTGGTCCGGACGACCCTCGGCCGCCGTAAGAGCACCACCCTGGCCCTGGCCACGCGTCTGCGCCGGGTCACGGTGCCACGCCTTGGTGTCCTTTGCCTGATGCGTAATGGCTGGCGCCACTGGGCCACCCCCCTTGACAAATGCGTTCGCCGGCCCGCCAAAGGTACCACCCAGAGTCGTCAGACGCTCCTCATTGATGTTGGCCGGCAGAACACGGAAGAACTGGTGGAAACCACCCGCCGCCGGAACGCTAGCTCCGACACCGAGACCGGGGCCAACATACTGGCGCTCGATGGACGCAAGGTTATTCATCTTACCCGAAACACCCTGGCGGCTGTACAGGTCGTACACAGGCTGACCGTACGGCTGCTTCGTTCCGTTCGGCGTCATGTCATTAAAAGAAGAAACCTCCTGCTTGGGCGTCAGACGGAAATCGTTAAACTGACGACCCGTGTTCGAAAAGATGTTCTTAGGGTCCAGAGGAGCGTCCTGCTGAGCAAAGTTACGATTCTCGATTTCAATTTTTTTGGTCGGGTTCATCATAATCATCTGGTCTGTGGTTAGTGGGGTGTCTTTCTTGTCACTCAGACGCTGCCCAGCAAACACAAGACCTACAACTGCAGCGAGTGCAAGTGGGTCCATATTATTATATAAAAACTTTTAAATTTCCGTACTCACGGGGTCCTATTCCTAGCGGGTGTTGTTCGGGATGGGCTTTCCGTACCGCTGGATGAAGCGGTTATTCTGGTCATTGCTGTATGTGCTCAGAGGGTCAGGGCTCCAGTACCGAACAGGCAGGTTGATGTACAGGTTGGGGAAGTCGTACGGCTTGTCGGCCCATGTGCCGTTAAAGGCCATTGTGCTCTGGGGGCGGAGCATGTCATCCGACTCGACCATCTCAGTCAGAAGACGGGTCATATAAACATCCTGCTGGATGTTTCGCATCCCTGGCTGCAGATTGTTTGGCATTATTATTAATAGTGAATATTTATTTAACGACCCTTACTACCGTTGCCACCACGCATCTGAACTTGCTCCGGGAAGTGCGTGCGGCCCATGAAACCCTCGTCAGCGCCGCACATCCACGGCCCGCTGTCATCCTTGCACTGTGGCGAGAATGGCACACCGTAGGCCGCCTGAGCAAACGCCGTCTGGTCGTTAGGAATCAGACCATTGTTCGGGGCTGTGTAGAAACGGCTGGACGCATCGTACTGCCACAACTTACCACGGTCCTTGCCCAAGTCCTGGTCGAACGGGTGGATTTTCGACCACACATTCTTCACCTGGTTCGCGACACTGGGGTACCACGCCGCCGGTGGCCGGTCCGGCTGGTCCTTGATGTCCGTCAGAAGTGCGTTGCCCATGGGGTTGTTGAGCGTCGGCATCTGGACAGGGCCGCCGAGCATACCAGTCGGCCGAGCATCGCTGTAGGCTGGTCGAACGCTGTCCATACCGCGAATCATCTGGTTGCGGTACATGTAAAACAGGACGCCGATAACCAGTGCACCGAGTGCAAAGACGCGAACATCCCGCTGGATAAGGTAGACGATGCAGGTGGCGTAAATCACGAAACGTGCAGTCGCCTGTGCGCGCTCAGTCGAAGTCTGGCTCGCATTCGGCCAGAACTGCAGAAGCTTGTCTGAACGGAAAATTTCTTTTGGGTCCATATCTACTATTTTTAAACATATTTATTTTTTACGCTGTCCGGGCTTCTTCTTCTTGGGTGCACCTGGAGCTACTGGGGGGCGAGCTCCCATGCCACCCAGTGCCAGCGGGCTCATGGCACCACCGCTACCCATCAGCGAGCTGAACAGAGTCGACATCGCCGACATGTCGAACGACCCAGACTCTTGCATATTCTCGGCACACTTCTCAGCGACGCTCTCAATCATCGAAAGCGTCTCTGGAGGGAACATGGTGATGGTCGTGCCCAGAATGTACAGCGTCTGCAGGTACTGCCAGACGGCCGCACGCGTCTGCTCGCTCACCTCGGGCGTCACCCACAACTTTTCAATATTCATGTCACTCAGCAACGAGATATTCTTTGCATCGTCCGTGAAGAAAGAAGGGTCCTTGGCCATCAACTTCTCGGCATACGGCTTCACCGAATCCATGTAGGTGTCAAGTGCCATACGTGGCGTCGTCTGGCGCGCCACCTTGAACTTCATCTTGTACTCATAAATGGTCTCGTCCTCCGGGAAAGTTAGCACGAGCTCATCAAGAAACTGCCCCATCATGTCATTGAAGCTGGACACGGTTGACATACTGTACTGTCTTGTACTGTTTAACAAACTTTAAGTGAAGTGATGCTGGAGAAATGCCAACAATCCTATTATTGTATCCAAAAGTAGCACCTTCCACGCATGCTCCTTCACACCCCTGAAAGCCAGCACCGCAAACAGACCATACATGAATGCGTGTAGCGGCCGGAGGTCGTTCCACCAGATGGCCTGACCACCCGTCTCGACCCCCGTCTTACGCCAGCCGTTCACGTAAATCACGGTGAATCCGATTGAAACACCCAAAGCAAAGAGACCGAGCCACGGGAGCAGCGCAGGGAAGCGGTAGGCCAGATACGTGAGGCCGAAGCGAGCACCCATACACCCGATGAGGAACATCAGCATCCGCTTCAGCTCCATCTTACTGTAGACCTAGAAAGGTTCTGCGACCAGCGACTCTCGGTGGGCGTTGCCCTGGTGCACGATAAAGTAAACCAGGATGCCGACCAGGAGGGCTGGCTTGGCAAACTCCGAGTTCTGGGTCACCTTCTGACCATTCATGCGAGCCTTCAGGTAGACATAGGCGACCGTCACACCCGCCGCGATACCGGCTGCCATGATTGGATTGCGGAAGGTATGGTCATCAATCATTTAATAAATGTTTTTATTAAAAAAATCGAGTCTGGACGAATTGAGTAATTGTCATGTCGGTCGGCTCTTCCAAAATTATTTCTTTATAAATTTTTATTGGATTTGTTCCTTGAAGAGCAAGACTGCCAGTATAGGCCGCGACCAAACCCAACATGTGTACCGGGTTACTCTCGTGCGAAACATACACCATAGGAATTATATGTAAAATAATTCTAAAAAATAAAAATAATGGGTTGACAGGGCCACGGTATGTCATTATATACAACTGCCCGACAACCGTCGCAATCAGACTCAGAATAAATAAATTAAAAACTTTTAAATTTATGGAAAGGATGAGCCAATATGTAAACACCTGGTACCACTTAATCATATATATGTTTTATAAAATTTTGCAAGAATAATTGTACCAGTGACAATCACCTGACAGATGGAAATTATAAAAATTAATTTTTCCTGTTTACCCATACAGTCACACTGTTTCTTGCGCATATCTACAATATAACTGAGGGTCACGGCGGCAGACACGGCCGTCAACAGGAACATAAGTCCCAAAAGCCAATACTTCCGGTACACTATGGCTATGATGTTGAGCAGGATGGCCAAATAATAATAATTTTCTAAAACAATTTTTCGATTATCTTTGGCACAGTCACAGCCTCGTAGACCCTGGACCCATTGGAGTGCCCCTATGAGCAAAAATATTCCGATAATATTCAAAAGAATCATTCCTTAGCATCATCAAACAAATTTTCCTTGTGCACTTGTGGTGGGGCGAGCGACGGTGTGACCGCGACCGTCTTGGTACCGCCAGGTGTCTCGGCCGGGTGGTTGACAGAACCGGCCGGTGCAAGCTCACCCTCCATAGGCTCCTCCTCCATAGGCTGTCCTTCTGGCGCCATGGGCGCGCCCTCCGGTACTGGATTCTCACCGAGTGGGTCCAAGGGGTCGTCTGTCAGTGGCGGACCCTCGTTATTCTCGTCCTCCTCACCCCCCTCATCAATGTCCAGGTTGTTCTCGTCAGGCATGATGATATACGTCTTTAGAATCTCCTCGGTCGGCACGAGGGTATCGATGGTGTCCCGGATGCACTTGGTGAACCGCTTGTTCAGCACCTCGTTGCGCTGCGACACGGGCATCTCGTCACTGATGACGTACGGGTCGTCGTAGATGTCCTTGGCCGCGTTGATATAGGCTGTGTGCACGAAGATGTCATTGCCGGGCAGCTTCAGAGAAATCTTTTTGCTCTTGGGGTCGATGCGAATCGCGCTGAGAATCTTGACGTGGCAGACAAACACGGCCGCCATCAGGTTCGGGAAGAGCGAATTGTTCTTGACAATATCCTCGACGTGCTTCTTCACCTTTGTGTTTGACCAGCTGTGCTTCACCTCGCGCAAGAGCTCCTGGTAGGTTTGCAGGGTCCGCCGGCCCTTCGCCTTCATTTTCGCCTCGAGCCAAATTTCCCAAAATGTGTCAATCATCACGGGAAGCATAGCGTCACAGAGCTTGTTAGTGTACTTGCG